TACTTTAGCGGTGGATAATGCGATTGCGACTGCTTGCTTCTGCGGTTTTCCTTCTTTAACCAGTTTAGAGATATTCTTACTGATTGTCTTCTGCGACTTCCCTTTAGCGAGTGGCATTATTGTTCCTTAGTTAAATTGTTGTACGGTACTACGTTGCTCTAACTCTACAGTAACGATACAGGTAGTTACTGAACCTGTCTCAGACTGTACTCGAATCTCATCACCATCATCTAATAATATATAAGCCTGTCCATCTATTCTGAGGAAGTTCTTAGCAGTAATAGCATACTCAGACAACACTTCAATCTCAACATTCTCACTTTTATCGTACCACCAAACACTGATCCACTTAGAAGATGCACTGTGATTAGTAGCAAAGAGTAGTAACCACTTAGCCATGTTCCTAGTTGGAACAGTAAACATAGTAGTCTTAGTATTAGCTACTAAGTCTTTGCCTACGGAATGTGATCTACTCATTTAAGTACCAAGGTTAATAAGGTTATAATAATGAATCCAGCAGTACCGAGGAGAATCTGTTCTAGTCTCTTTAGTCTAGCGTGTATCTGTTCGTAGCGAACCTTACAGACTTCTTCGTGGCTTAGGAGTTTTAATTCTGCTTCAGTCATTATTCAGTTCCTTCTGCTGGTAATGGAGTATTGCCTTCAGCAACCCACTTTAGGTAGGCTTGGTAGTCTGTGTTGGCTGGGTCGAAGGGGATGAAAGCGTTGTCACTTAAACGCCTAACTACATTTTGTAAAACACCATCTGGCAGTTTCATTAATCCGTAAGTTTCCATTTATAGCTCCGCACTTGCGATATAACCACTGATACCAACACCAAATTTAGCATTGTTGTAATCTGAATAGCTAAACCCGTCTCTTATAGCATACAATGTGTATGGGTTTATATTGGTTGAATACCCTCCACCGCTACTATTCCAAACACTAATTTTTCCAGTGTTCCCAGCAAAATCAGATGTAGTTACTGTTGGACTTGTTCGCATAGTTACTGGAAAAGATATGGAATGCCAAAGCCAATTAAAAGCACTAACACTTAAGCCAATATAATTTGTAAAGGACACACTACTGCCTGTATTTGCTGCGTATTGTTCTGTTCTTTGAAAATACCTCTGACACAAAGCCAATTCAGTTCCATAAGGTCTGTAATCAAAGCTAGTAGCTGTAGAGCCTACCTCTAGCTGAACTCCTGTGATGTAGAAAGTTGCTCCGTTTGTGCCCATTATATTAGTTGCACCAGTAGCAGAAAAATATAATGCACCAGCCCAAGCACCAGCAGTTCCGCTTGAAGCTGAACCAACACCTAGTCCATAATAAACATATAGTCCACCACCATTTGTAGTAGTCCAAGTTCCGCTTGTATCACCAGCAATGGTTACGCTTACTGATGTCCAAGTGTTTGCAGATGAAACTGTATAAGTAAATGGATAACTTCTATTACCAGCAGAATTTCCTATAGCCCCACCAAAAGTACCAGTTAGACTTGAATAAACTTGAAATGACAATGTTACAGTTTTAGCATTAGCCGTTCCCCAACCTAAATCTGCTACATTGTAGCCTTCAATAACTTGCCGAATAACATACAAGTTTCCTGATGATGGGGTTGTAGAAGTTGTAACAGTAGCTAATAATGAATTATTAAAACCAGTAGGTGCAGTTGAAGATTGTTGAAGTGTAAAAACCCCAAGAGCAGATTCACCAATAGCACTCCATCTGTCTATTGTGTACACCCAAGCAGAACCACTATTAATTGTTGTAGTTCCCAATGCCCTTTGATTTATAACCATCGCACCATTGATGATGCGGTTCTTCATATTAAGGGATGGAGTTACCGCATTAGCAGTAATACTCCCGTTGTACATGGGAGTTGTTATTCCAGTATCGCCATTCAATGTTATTGGCATTATTTCACCTCAATTTGTTTTAACTGCTCAAGCGTTGTGGCTTGGTCAGCTAGTTTGGTAATATCTCTTAGCCGTTGTTTCTCAGCTACGATTGCTGTAGTGTCTGCGCCAGACTCTAATGCTCTCTGAAACGCTACATCCTGAGCTTGCAATAAAGGTGTGCGCTCTTCACGCAAGCGGTCTTTAGTAATCGCTTTGGCTTTGTCTAAGTTAACTGTTACTGCTGTGCCGTTAAGTTCCCAAGCATTAAAAAAGTCGTTGTGTTCGTTAGGCAATGTATCGCTATCAACAATAATTGCACCAACAGGGCAGTCTTTTGTTAATACTTGTTCAATAGTTAATTCGCCAGTAGGATAACAAACAGATACCCCACCATTTTTATTTGTATAAACAATTATTTGTGGCATTTTTATTCCTTATCTAAAAACAGCAACACTAACCTCTGCATCCGTAGCAGTCATTGATGTATTTCTTGTTTGAATACTAATACTTCCTGCGTTGTATCCACCAGTTTGTGTTGCTCCAAGGCTCCAACCACCAATATCACCAGTAGCTACTGCTGAATAATTTGAATCGGGCATTGAATTGGTAAAACTAACTGTGTAGTTTCCTGTGCTATTTTTACTTACACTGCTTACATTGCCACTTCCCTTGATTGTTCCAGTAGTACCAAAATATACCCATGCACGACAGCCGTATGCAGTAGCTACTGAGCCGTAACCTGAGTTGAACGCAAGGTTACCACTAGAATCAATACGCATCCGTTCAGCTAAAGTGCCACCAACAGTTGTTTGCCAAGCCATAAAAGATGCTGTTGAACTAGCGGCTTCACAATACATTCTTCCATTAACACCAGCGACACTATTAAGTGCCAAGTTCCAATTTACTGCTGAACCATATCCGCTAGTGCTTGTGTTTGTAAGAGTTAAACCACTTGTGCTATTTGATGAACTATTTCTTGCAACATCTAATTTATCTGTTGGACTTGTAATCCCAACACCAACATTCTGTGATGTATCAATCGTTACAGCAGTCGTACCGTTATTGGTTTGGAGTGCTAATGCACCTGAGTTATCGCCTGTTACGGCTACACCAGCAGTTGTGGTGGCATTTATGACACTTGGCATTGTTGAATCTCCTTAAATTTGTAGCCTTTAACATGGCTGTGTTTGCCATTCAAGTGTTTTCTAATGTTGCCGCTAGTTGAACCCACTTGTCGTGCCGCAACAGCGATTGATTGGTAAACAGTACCATGTTGGTCTTGAACCGCAATAGATGGTGTACCGTTACCTTTTTGTTTGGCAATTTTTTTAGCCCACTTTAAAAAACTACTTTTTGGTTTAGGTTCAAGATACTTTCTAGTTGAACCGCCATCACGCAAATTAGTTAGGTTTACGCACTTTCTAAATAAATCAATTTGTGCCTTTTCTAACTGATTTAATTGCTCAAAAGAATCAGCTTTGTGGGCAACAAACACCATCGGTTTAATGCCCTTCATTTTTAGCGATTTAAGCCAGCTATTTTTGTGGTTTTTTTGTTTTAAAGCATAGGGTGTAAAGTGATTAACAATACGCTTCATTCCGCTAATTGTTTGACCAATGTACCGAATCTGATTATCAGTCGGGTCTACCATGTGATAAACGACAAACTTCTCATTGCGTAAATACCCAAGCGGGTCGCAATAAGTGAAGTTCTTGTTTTCGATAAACTGATAGGTCATTTTGGGTATTTTAATTTAATAGCATCACATTTAGCCACATACGCATCCATCAATTCTGTCTTGCCTTTTTGCGCCCAATAATAGGCATCAGCAAAATCGGTAATGGGTGGATATTCTGCGGCTCGTTTAGCAATATAAGCATGAGCATCTACATAAGCCTGAACTGCGGCTTTATCGTATGCGACTTCATTGCCTACGGCATCGTAAGCGACATCGCCATTGACAGTAACGACTTGGGGATATAGTTTGTAAATAGCATCCATTATGCGGCAATCTCCATAACTGTAATTGATGAATAACCTTTAACTCCCGCTTCTGATGCAGTTCTATTTATTCCAACAATAGCACCATCACCTCTAATTTGAAGTTTGTAAGTTGTTGCTGAAGTAGTGGCTGGGGAATCTAAATATGTTCCAACTAATCCAGTAGGCTGGTCATTGGCAGGCGCACCCCATCCGTTTCCTGCGTCATAAATAAAAGTAGAACCTCTAACAATTTGGGTATACATAGTTACCACATTAGTTCTGCCGCCCATACTGCAACAAGTAAGTTGAACCAGTATTTTGCTTGTTGCTGATGTTGGTGTAATGGTTACAGATAATCCAGTTACATCCACCATTGAAGTTGAAGTTGTTGAAAAAGCATCAGTTTTAACAGTTTGAACCACTTGCAACACAGAACCAGTAGGTAATGCGGCTTTAGGAATAACTTGACCGCTTGAGCCTGTGGTTAGGATTGTTCCCGATACGGCTGGTAAGGTCAATACAGTAGTACCAGCAACGGCTGGTTCTTGTAATGTAACGCTACCCGATGTTGAGCCTTGTAAGACGATAGACATATCTTATCCTTATAGAACTACCCAACGACTACCAGAACTTACAGTAACAGTAACTCCACTATTGACTGTAACAGCACCAGTACTCATTGCATTTTGACCAGAAGCGATTGTGTAGTTTGCTGCGATGGTTGCACTATTAGCAATGATTCCATTTGTAGCAACTAACTGAGAAGCCTTTAACTCACCAGTGCTTGGTTTATATAATAACTTAGCATTGGATGTGTATACAGTTGTAGGAGTTCCACTAGTTGCAGCAGCAAACATTGGATATAAATCACTAGCCGTAGAAGTATCGTTACTTAGTGATGCTCCTCCTTGAACAGAAGAAGTACTAACTGCAGTAATTAAACCTTTACCATTGACTGTAATTACTGGGATACTTGTAGAAGAACCAAACGAACCAGTGTTGGAGTTTACTGTTGCAAGCGTTGCGTTAGTGATTGCAGTGCCAGTATTGCCTGACATTGTTAAATCACCGCCAGTAACTGATATAGAACCAGAAACTGCAGCAGTTGTTACTGCAGTAATTAAGCCTTTGCCATTAACTGTAATAACTGGAACAGCAGTTGATGAGCCAAAAGAGCCAGTGTTGCTGTTAACTGTAGCAAGTGTTAAAGAACTTGTACCAGCAGTGCTAGAAGCGTCGCCAGAGAATGCAGGAAGTCTTGCTGCACCTAGAGTACCGCTAGAAATATTCGTAGCATTTAGCGATGTTAGGGAAGCACCAGAGCCACTAGGACTTAGAACATCCGTACCGATAGCCACACCTAAGTTAGTTCTAGCAGTAGATGTGTTTGTTAAATCAGAAAGGTTATTAGCCTTAGTTAGGAATGTAGTACCAGAGGAATAAGCATCAACCCAAGCAGAACCTGTGTATACCTTCATTGCTCCAGATACAGAGTTGAAGTATAACGATCCAGCTACTAAGGCATTGCCATCATTGTCTAAGGTAGGATCAGAAGTCTTAGCTCCTAAGTACCTATCATCAAAATTATCGTATGCTGTTAGGGTTTGATCTCTTGCTGTCTCAGCAGCAGTCTGAGCATTAGCAGCGTTAGTCGCTGAAGTAGCAGCATTGCTTGCAGAAGTACTAGCATTGGATGCAGACGTAGAAGCAGCAGATGCTGAATTACTTGCGTTAGTTGCTGAGGTGCTTGCTGCGGAAGCAGAGTTACTAGCGTTAGTCGCTGAAGTAGACGCAGCAGATGCTGAGTTAGAAGCGTTTGTAGCGGATGTAGAAGCTGCACTTGCAGAACTTGCAGCAGCAGCTTGAGCAGTCTCTGCATTGGTTTCAGCAGTCTCTGCGTTAGTCTCTGCAGTTTCTGCGTTGGTCTCTGCTGTTTCTGCATTTGTTTCTGCTAATTCAGCAGCAGCTTGGGCTGCCTCTGCAGCAGCCTGTGCAGCGACAGCAGCATCTTTAGCAGCTAAGGCTAATAAGACTTCACTAGAAGCATCTCCTACAGCATCACCTGATCCGCCGGGTCCACGATAAATTGCCAAATCTATCTCCTTATTTGTTTAAATACACTCAGCGAATGTACTTAAAGAAAGACTCCCCAGCCGAAACTGGGAAGCCTAGGAACTACTATTAAGCGTTTACAGCTAATACAAAGCCAGTCTCAGGACGTACTACTTTAACACCGTAGAGGGTGTCAGCAGTGTACAGAGTAGACAAGTACTCTTGTTTGTACTGAGTCTGTGAACGAACAGACATTTGCTCAGCAAGAACCATTGTATCTTTATGAGCCAAAATAGCTGCCTTGATGTCGCCACCAGCGGTTGCTGTGTTTTGAGCATCGGTCTCGATAACTGGGCTGTTGCTTGTTACATAGATGTCGATACCATAAAGCGTACCGATTTGACCGTTTTGAACACCACGACCATCAACGAAATCAGAGCTGTTGTAACGATCAATACCCATGATAGCTGCACGAAGTGATGGAGGAATTGCAAAGAAACGACCATCCATTGGGGTATCGGCATCGTCCATCAACTTGATCAAGGAACGGAAGCCAGCATCAGTAAATACGTCAGCAGGAACTACAGTGTCTTCTGCGTAAGCAGTTAAACCAGTAGAAGCGTCGATGTAGTAGCTGGTGCTGTGTGTCCAGTCAGAAGCGTCACCGTTACCAAAGGACTTACCTAATTGGAACAATGTGTCGTCAACTTTCTTAGCCAAAGCATAGCCAGCGTCTTCTGTGTAGAAGCGACGGAGTGATGCCAAAGCCTGAACTTCAACGATGTCCTCGATAAAACGTGAGTACTCAAAATGCTGGTCAATCGAGACTAATACTTCGGTCTCGGTGTCAGCTTGGATGGTAACTGTAGTGTTAGCTGCTTTAGCAGTAGCTACACCACGAGTTGGCTTAGGAATATGGAGCGTGTCGCCCTTCTTACCACGCATCGTCATTTTGTTGACGAGGTTTGCCAATACTAGGTTTTTCTGATAAGCAGCGATTACTTCGTCAGACCAGATTTCTGGGATAAACTTGTCTGCTGCTGTTTTGTTGACAATAGATGTACTACCGCCGGGATATGCTGCTGTTGCCATTTTATAAATCTCCTAAATTAATAAGTTTAACGGACTCGCCCTTCGGCATAAGCCGCAAGAATTTCATCTTGCAAAGCCATATAACGATTTGGGTCTGTCAT